CCATGCCTATTGGTGGCGGTATCGTTCCAGCAACGGGTTCAACTCAGTACACCGAGTTAACTTACGTCACAAGACGTGCGTTCATCCCGAAACTGGTCGTTCAACTTTACAACTCTACGCCTTTGATGGCGGCTTTGATTGCTAACAGTCAAACTGCTTCAGGTGGTGTTTCTTCCGTAACCGTTCCCGTTCAGGGCGCTCAGTTTGTTAACGCTCAATGGTCTGACTACTCTGGTTCATTTAACCAGCCTTCAGTCCAGCAAGGCGCTTTCAATGCTGAATTTGACCTGAAGCTGATGATTGCCCCTGTACCGTTCCTCGGTATGGAAGGCGCTGTTCAGCAAGATGCTGCAATCATTCCCTTGATTGAAGCCCGGATGAATGACGCAACCAACGTGATGATGGATGCAATGGCAACTGCCTTGTATAACAACAGCACAAACACTCAACAGTTCACAGGACTTCCTGCTGCCGTTAGCGCCTCTGGCACTTATGGCAACATCAGTCGTTCTGCATATAGCTGGTGGCAATCAAAGTCTTACTCGGCTGGTAACGTCAACCCAACTCGTCAGAACATCCTGCAATACATTTCTGGTACTGTGAAAAACGGTGCTGAAGTGCCTAGCTTTGGTGTTTGCGGTTTTGGTACTTGGACGCTGTTGGCTCAAGACTTTGTTGGTCAAGAACAATACGTTATTACCCCCGGTCACGGGTTCGATGGTGACGCTAACGGTCCTCAAGCTGCTTTCCGCGCCTTGATGGTTGCTGGTGTTCCAATCTATCCAGACCCCTACTGTCCAGAAGGTACGGTTTACTTCCTGAACACTAACTATCTGTCTCTGTACGTCCATGAGCAAGGTTCGTTTGTGTTTACTGGTTTTGAATCAACACTTCCCAACTGGCAAATTGGTTATGTTGGTGCTGTGCTGATGATTGCGGAAATGGTTTCGACCAAGCCCAAATCAATGGCAGTAGTGTCTGGTTACAACTCTTTGTCACTATAAGGAGCAATAAACCATGTCATTAAGCACGAATAAAATCATTCTGTCAGGCGCACAAACCAATACGGCGGGTGCGTATTTCTTAACCACAACCATCACGTCTACCAGTACTGGCAACGGCACTGTTATTCCTGCTGGCGTGTATATCATGTTCCCACAAGCAAACACTTCTGTGATTGCTTACAACGGCTCTACTAATGCAACCGTAATGCTTGCAAACGTAGGTGGCGTTGTTCTCTCTGATGGTGTGAACGTCTATGCCAAGTCAACACAAACTGCTGATACTGTGACTCTGTTGGCAACCAACGGTGGTCAGAACGTCTCTAGCACTTACGTCAGTTAAGGAGATAACATGGCTAACGCTGATTCAGTCAGTCAGTTTAATCTTGATAGTTTTAGCAATGGTCGTATTGGCGTAGTTAAAGCAACTACGCTAAATACTGCTGGCAATGCTATCGTAACCATTCCTATTTTGAGTGGTGGATTAACTAACGGTGGCGGTGTAGCCAATTCTGGGGGAATTATTGTTCGTAGAGTTACGTTTCAAAATTCCTCTGGTAACGTGGCTAATGCTAACGTCAGTATTTCAACGACCAGCGATGGCAGCAATCTTGTTACGGCTAACACCGTATTGACTGCTCTCAGCACTACTGGTCGTTATGTTGATATTAACGCTGCATCACCATACACCAGCAATGTTGTCTCTGGTAGCGTAACCCAATGTCTGTATGTGAACGTCAACTCTATTGCTAATACAAGCAATACTGTAGATATTTGCGTATATGGCGATGTTGTGAGCTTCTAATCCATGCAAACCTTATATGTGACAAACAAATGGGAAAAGCCCATTACATTTTCTTTTGAGTACAAGCCGTACACCTTCCCTGTGGGGGAAACGGTTGAAGCTCCAGAGGATGCTGTTTGTCACATATTTGGACATGGTGACCCTGACAAAGAAATTTACATGGCGAGGCTTGCCATGATTCAGACAAAAAATGACATTCCTGAAGGATTGAAAATTTTGTCAAAAATAGAAATCTCAATCAAGCCTCCCGTGAAAGACCACTCGTTATCCCCGGTGGTTGAAAGAGTACCTCTGCCTTCCAAGAAGGTAGGGGGAAATTTTGACGCTAGACAAAATGGGTAACGCATGGCTCAAACACTCCAAGGCTACATCACGCAAGTTAGATATTTGCTGCATGACGCAAATGCAAATTTCTACACTAATGACCAGCTAACAAGCTACATCAACAGTGCGCGTGAACGTGTCGTAAGAGACACAGGGTGTTTGAGAACGGTGCAAGTGTCTCAATCTCCTGCACCTCCCGTTGCTGGCGGCAACAATCCAGTTATTTGGTCTTCTGGATTGGTTGTGACCGCTGGACAATATGTTTTTTCCAACATATTTATTTATCAAATTATCACGGGCGGCACACTTGGTTCTGCTGTTCCTCCCTACCCGTCTGCAAATTACGTTTACCCGCCTACAGGCACATTGACGTTATCAGACAGCGCGGTAACTTATCAGTATGTTGGACCTTGTGAAGTTATCAACTTTGCTTCGCTGCCATCAGGCTTGTTAACTCTTGACGTTTTGAACGTCAACCTTTATTGGGGAAATTCAAGAATTCCATTACGGTATTTGCCGTGGACGCAATTCAATGCTCAATTGCGCTATTGGCAGAACTACGTTGGTCGTCCAATTTGCTTTAGCATTTTTGGTCAATCTCAAATTTATGTCGGACCTGTTCCAGACCAAGCCTACGTCATTGACTTAGACACGGTTATTTTGCCCACTGCTATGGTTAATCTGTCAGATACAGATACCATAAATGACCCATACGATACTGTCGTACAGTTCTATGCTGCTCATCTTGCCAAATACTATGAACAGTCATTTGGTGAAGCTGAAATTTATTTGCAGCAGTACAAGCAAAAAGCGCAAGCAGTTCTGACATCCACTTTTACAAGAAGGATTCCAGACCCATACTCAACTTCGTTTTAAATCATGGCAGCCGCAGAACAAAAAAAATCCTACGAGGTTGTCAAACAGTTCAAGGGTGTAAACACCAAGGCGAACAGAACTGCTATTGGCGATGATGAGTTTTACTGGCTTGAGAACGCTATGCCTATTGGCTATGGCAACCTCAAGATTACGCCTACATATTCCAATGTGGGTAGCGTCACTTTTGGAAATACTGTCACTTATTTTTCATCAGCGGGTATCAATTTAATTGATTATTTGATTGCTTTTGAAGCAGACGGTTCTGCTGAATATGTACGGCTAGACACAAATGCCAAAGGCACAATTGCTACGGCGGGAACATTTAGCGGGTCTGGTGTCAATACTTCTCAATGGAAAAATGACCGTGTTTTGATTGCTGACCCGGTTAAAGGGTACTTTACATGGGACGGTACAAACCTAATCTTTATTGGTGCTGTTGGACAAATTGGTGTTGTCAGCGGCGGCTCAAGCTATACCTCTGCGCCAGCGGTAATTATTTCTGCGCCAAATAGTTCCAACGGGGTACAGGCTACGGCGGTTGCTACCACTACAGCTAATGCTGTGTCTTACGTCACAATCATAGAAGCGGGAACGGGTTATAACGCTGCTCCTACCATTACTTTTTCTGGGGGTGGAGGTTCGGGAGCTAATGCTGTGGCGGGTATTACAACCTTTGCCCAAGGCACTGTTTCAGTTGTGATAACTAGTGGAGGCACGGGGTACACCAACGCTTCTAATTTAAGTGTCACCATCAACGGGGGTGGAGGCACTAACGCCAATGCTAAAGGCATTATTTCTGGCGGTATTGTTACCCAAGCCATAATGACCAATGTTGGCAGCGGGTACACCAACACATCAAATATTACAGTTACGATAACTGGTGGTGGTGGTTCTAATGCCGCCGCCAAAGCAATTATCAATACTGGAACATTGGCGGGTATTCAGTCCTTCTCTGGCAGGGTTTGGTTAGCCAATGGACGCACGGTCTACTATTCAGCGGCAGGGTCTTACAGCGACTTTACAAGCGTTTCTGCGGGTCAGATTGTCTTGACTGACTCAACCTTGCACGGCAATATTATTCAACTGCTTTCAGCAAACAACTTTCTGTACATTTTTGGCGATGATTCAATCAACGTCTTTTCAGATGTGCGGGTAACCAATGCTGGCACAACCTTGTTTACCAACACCAATGTCAGCGCCTCTGTTGGCAGCAAACGAGCAAATGCAATCTTCCCGTATTTCAGGTCTGTGTTGTTTCTAAATGACTACGGGGTATATGCCCTTGTCGGCTCAACAACAACCAAAATATCAGATTCTTTGGATGGGGTTTTTCCTAACATTGACTTTACTTTTCCTGTTTATGCGGGTCAGGTGTTGCTCAATAACATCTTGTGTGCTGCTTTCAATTTTAAGTACACGGGCGGGTTGGGTACATCTAGTTCAAGTCGGTATGTTCAAGCAGTATTTTTTGAAAAAAAATGGTTTTTTACAAGTAACGGCAACAATTTAGCTTACATAGCATCTGCGCCTGTCGGGGGAAAAATTAACCTTTACGGGACAGATGGAACGTCTTGTGTGCAGTTGTATGCCGACAGCAACTCTGCTATCAGCAGCTACGTTCAAACATCGCTTAATCCGATGAAAGACCCAATTCGCACCAAGCAAGCTCTGAAAGTGGGAATTGAAGCGACCTTGACCAACGCGGCTGAAATAAGCGTAACGGTGGATTCAGAAACAGGCAACAGTCCCCCTGTTTTGCTTGGACAATTGGCGTCTTGGATTAATAATGCTGGTACTGTAATTTCTTGGATAAACAACAGTTCTGCGGTGATTAATTGGTATGGCGGTGGTGGCTATACCCTGTACAAGACAGACGCAAAACAATGGGGCAAATATTTGGGCATGACCGTTACATCAACGGGTGCAAATTTTGTAATCAACGGGTTCGAATACGAACATGAATTGAGAGTGAGGTTCTAAATGGCAGTTCCATATACTTTTGGTAGCGCGACAAGCAGCATACCGCTGTCCCAATTGGACAGTAACTTTTCTACAACCATAACGCTTGGCAACACGGCTATTCAGCTTGGTAACACCGTTACCACATTGAATAGCATGACAATGGCTAACGTAACTGTTAGCTCAGTGTCTACGGCAATTACTGTTGCTCAAGGAGGAACAGGTTTGACTACCATTCCTCATACGGTTCAAACATTTACTTCCAGTTCTGGCACTTATACAACTCCCGCTAATTGCAAAGCAATTTTTGTTCGTATGGTTGGTGGCGGTGGCGGTGGCGCAGGAACAGGGTCAAGTGCTACTGCTGGAACGGCTGGCGGTTCTACTACATTTGGTTCATCTTTTTTAACTTGTACAGGTGGGGCTGGAGGTATTGTTACTGGAGCTAATGTCGCTGGCGGTACAGCTACAGGTGGCGATATAAATATTGCTGGCGCAACAGCGCCCGGCGCGGTTGGTGGCGTGACAAACTTTACAGGAGGCGCTGGAGGAGCAACACCTTTTGGTGGCGCTGGTGCGGGCGGATGTGCAAATGCAACGGGTTCAACAGCAGCTACAAATAGCGGTGCTGGAGGTGGAGGAGGTGGGGGCGGTACGGCAACACTTACAGGTGGCGGTGGTGCTGCTGGTGCTTATCTAGAAAAATTAATTTCTTCACCAAGTGCTACATATTCTTATGCAGTTGGTGCGGCTGGAACAAATGGAA